TCAGTATTACTTGAATAAATTACTATCTCATCAACAATGTATATCTTATCTTTTTCTATCTGAGCCACGCAACATGACATTGGATTGACGTTAAAGTCCATGCCAATATGTAAAGGTTTTGTATAGTCTAATGCTTTTTCTACAACAGACTCAACAGGATCAAAGTTATAATAGATTGACCCAGCATAATTTTCAAATGTTCCCTCAAACTCTTGTCTAAATGTTCTTTGATCTAAGTCTTGTTTTGCTTGTTCTATTTCTTCTTTATTAACCATACCACCATCTAATGTAGTGTATTGAAAGCTATCCCACTCAGGGTCTTGCTTACCTTTTAAATACATTTCATAAGTCCAATTACCATAACCTTTTGGAGTACCACACATAAGAACATGACCCAATGTATCTGATACTGATGCTCTTAATACTTCAAACCAAGTTCTTTTATCTATGTCAGCAAACTCGTCTAATATTAAAAAGTTTAAACCTGTACCTCTAAGTGAATCAGGCATATCAGCAGATTTTAAAGATATTGTACTATTAGTTTTTCTTATAGTTATTGTGAGTGTTGTTTCGTTAATATCTTCTATCCAATTAAACTGATTAAGAACTTCTTTTAATTGACTCCAACATATGTCTTTTGCCATTTTTAATGTAGGTGCTACATACCATATTCTTTGATTAGGTTTTGATGCGTATTTCATCATCTCAGTTATAGCAAGATATGTCTTACCAAATCTTCTACCTGATATTAAAACTCTAAATCTTTTCTTTGATGATGATATGCTGTGTTGTGGTTTTGTTAAAGTTATCTTCATAGCAACCAAATTTTATGTAGATATTATATTTATTAACATCGTCTCTGCCTAATTCTAAAATTTTATTATAAGACTCATTATAGCCATCAAGCATACACTCATAAGCATCAGGATATTTTGCTTCAAATTGATATGGTGGAATACAAGTTGTTTTACCATTTATTACTGAACACATAACCATAGTTAAAATATATTCCATTTACTTTTTCTTTCTTTTGTATTTCCTGTGTGTTTGAACTCGCCAAGTCCAATGGAATATTGCCCTTGTTATTTTCTCTACAGTTTTTAACACCCAATCTATCATTAATAAAACTCATAAATTAATCTAAACTTGCTATGCTAGTTATTTTTTTTTCTCCTGAATAATCATCTATTATAACAATTGCTTTTACTTTAGCACATTGAAATTTTGCATTTGACGATCTTTCACTAATTCTTTTCATTTTTAAACAAGTTGCCATCCTTTGATCTTGTATATACAAATGTTCTTTTAAAGTTGGTGGTTCTCCAAAAAACATTAATAAACTAATGACTATTTCCATTTGCTCTTACCTTGTCTTTAAGTTCTTCTATATCAGATAGTGCTTTTTCTAATTGTTTTTCTAAATGTTGAAGCATTACCTGATTGTGAATATTTTTATTTAATAATTCTGTATGTTGATCTGTGGTTTTATAAAGTTCTTCCAAAAGGATGTATTGCTCTTTATCTACAGTTGTCTGTTCACTTGCTTTAAGTAAATCTGCGTTCATTAATTCTCTTGATGTTTCTAATGATGTAAGTCTTGCTGTTATTTCTGTATATGCAAAGATACCCATAGCAACTCCAATAATAATACCAATCATATTTTTTATTGGCATAGCAACAGATGTGTTTTCGCTTACTTTCATATCTTAAATCCTTTTTTCCAAGATTGGATTGCCCAATATGCACTAGAGAGAGTAACTTGTTTTCCACTTCTTCTTACCTTTGCCAAGATAGGTCTAAATCTAGCAAAGAAACTTTTTTGTCTTGCTGGAATATTTTTTTTGATGCTCATACCTTTTGCACCAAATCTAACTATCTGAACTCTACCTGTTCTTTTGTTTCTTACATATACCCCAAACTTTTTTGAAGCTGATGGTGTTCTAAAAGGTTTATTTAGTTTTCTTTTTCCATGAATTGACATGATTTGTAAATAACATTAATCATCTACAAATGCACCCATAAAAATCCCCACTTCCATCATTCATTACATGAACATTATAAGGTGCTTCATAATATGTAGTTAGATATAATCTAAGAATATCACACAAATCAAAGCAATCTACTTCTTCTAATATTTCTACACCTTGCATCATTTCTTTTGTAACAGATACTAAGCTATACAAACCATCATTAAGTAAAATTAATTCCATTATCTTTTAAATCTTCTTGGTCGCCATTTATTACAAACATAAGTATCTCTAACTCCTTGTGTTCTAAATACACCACAAAACATATGTTTTTGTGAAAACAATCCACAGTTCCCACAACTTCCTCTACCTTGTGATGGTCTATAATCTTGTGGCATTTGATATGGAATAAACTCTCCATTTGGATAGAACAAAGATCGCTTAGTCATTTACCTTGTCCTCTGTATTTTTTAAAACTTCTTTTGCGATTTTTGTTCATTGAAGAAGTATTGGGTCGTCTCCCAATAGATGTACCTTTATGTGTTTTCTCATAGACAATTACTTTGCCATAGAGATTACCTTTTTTCTTTGCCATTTATATCTTTAACTTCTTCAGCTTGTGCTTCTATGATTAATGGTAAAGGCTCGGTTACATTAGTTTGTTGTACTTTATCGGACATTCCTAAGTAATTTTTACTTAAAAATATTTGCATATTAGTATTGTCTTTTTTAACTGCTTTATCCCACATCTTTTTTCTTAAACTAGCTTTACCTTTTTCTTTGTATTGGTCGATAATTTCGGCATAATTTCTTTTTAAAGTTCTAGCAGATACATTTAAAACACTTGCTATTTCATAATCAGGGCAACCAATAGATGCTAAGTTTTTTAATATTTCTATATCTACAATTATTTTAGGTCTTCCAGCACCTTGCTTTTTAACTGTCTTATTTGCCTTAATTTTGTCCATTTTCTAACTTTGCTTTTTTGCCTGTAAAGTTCTCCCATCTTTTAATAATTACATCACAATATTTAGGGTCTAGTTCCATACCATAACATATTCTATCCATTTTTTCACAAGCAATAATAGTGCTACCTGAACCTAAAAATCCATCATAAACAGTTTTTTTATCTTTTTGATCTTCTAGTGCCATAGTAATTAATTCAACAGGCTTCATAGTAGGATGTAATGTATTCTTTTTTCTTTTAAGATTCCATACATCTCCTCTTAAAGTTTTTTGACCACCAAAATCTCCATAATAATATATAATTTCGTGTTGTTTAAAATATTTATCTAAATGTTGTGCTGGATTAACCTTATCCCATATAATCATGGCTTTAGGTTTTCTAGCTATTTTAGTCATGGCTTCTCTAAATAAATGAGCATACTGCCAACTACAACATACATACATGGTTTCGCAACCCAATAAAGATGAAGTTAAGAAATCTACAAAAGACTCGTCATCCATTTTATCATTTTTAATTTTTCTTTTATCTTTTACTCCCTGATAATCTATATTGTAAGGTGGGTCAGTAAAAACCATATCTATTTTTTCTTTTTTAGTAACTAAATCAATATTATCTATAAAAGTGCTATCCCCACACATAACTCTATGATTACCAAGTTTCCAAATATCTCCTAGTTTAGATATAGGTTCTTCAGGTGTTTCAGGAACTTCATCTTCATCAGTTAAACCTTGTTTTTCCTCAAATAATAAATTGTTTAATTGTTCATCATTAAAGCCTAACAAATCTAATTTAAAATCTTTAGCTTCTAATTCTTTTATTTCCATTTTAAGTAATTCATTATCCCACTCAGATTCTTCAGCAGTTCTATTATCTGCTATTCTATATGCGTTTATTTGTTCTTCTGATAAATTATCTATTATAGATATAGGTACTTGTTTGAGTCCTAATTTTTTACTTGCCCTAAATCGAGTATGTCCAGCAACAATAACCATATTTTTATCAACTACTATTGGTTGTCTAAAACCATATTCTTTTAAAGACACAGCCACTTTTTCAATAGCTTGTTCTGATAGTTTTCTTGGATTGTTTTCGTATGGTTTAATATTAGATATTTCAGCAACTTTGATTTGCATATATTATATCTCTATCTTTTTTAGTTCCTTTATGCAACCAATAGGAAAAACATTTCTATCACTAAAACTTTCTTCGTTCTCATCATAACTAGCAAATGTTTTAAGATGTTTTTTATCTTTAGAATAAACATATCCTGTAGTTGTCATCAAAGCTGGTTTCATAGCATCAAATTCTTTTGAACTTGCGTGACCTGAGTCTCCTAAAATGTCATACCACTTAATCTCATAAAAATAGTATTTTTTTTTATCTATTGAAATGTGTCTGAACTTTGACTTTTTTTTAACCATCTAATGTTTTCTATTATTATCTGACTCAATTATTGCTCTATAATATTCAAGCTGGGTTTTAAGCATTTTATTTTCAAGTGATAGTTTAATCAATCTTTTTCTGACATATTTGAATAATCTTAAGAAACCCATTACTGATATTCCTTAATTGGCTCATTTTTGTATTTATGTTTTAGGTACTGCTTTCCACCTTTTTCTAAAATATTGTATTCTCCCCAAGACCCAACTGTTTTATACCCATTATTCACATCCTTGTTTGACGCAATACTAATAGATTCTTTAGTATATAGTGTATTAGTATCAGGCGATAGCTGGTATTGAGGTGGTTGTGTTTCATCTATGTACTGATATTTGTCATAATTTAAGCACTCAATTATACTTACTTTTCGGCTAGGGTGGTTAGAGGTGGGTAATAGGTGGTGTATTCTTACATTAATCATCTTCCTATTTTTTAGCCTTTTGATAAAAGTTCGCATTTCAGAATATGTAATACCCCATATCTCAGCATTTTTTCTTAATGGAAATATTAACTCAGCTTTTTTAACAAATATCTTGTTATCTAAAAAGTTAAGGGTCTTATCCTTATGAGTTGCCTGACTAATCATATATATCCATATTGCACATTGTTTTAAATTTTTAAATACAGGAGATTTCCAAATTTTTCTCCATACTAAAAAATATCCACTATTACGTTCCATTCTTTTATCCTCTCTCTTACTCGTTGTTGTAATTGTTGCTCTGTTCCATATTTCTCTATAAAAGCTTCTTTGCCCAAATGCACTGATATTTTACCTGTCCGATGGTGGACACTACAAAGTGGTAAAATGTCAAAATGTGAGGGTCTTAGACCCATTCCTGTATGCTTTCTAATGTGATGTATCTCTGCTGGTCTAACTAAACCATCAATTTCACAAGCTACACATCCATAGTCTGCTACTTGTTGCATCCATTTTCTCTCAGCTAAATTTGGTTTTTTTTTTGCCATACAATCGCAGTTTTACCATAAGGTGTTTCTCGTCTTTTTCCACTATCTTCTATGTGACCTGTAAGCTGTAGTTCTCTGACTCTTGCACACACACTAGACAATGGCATATTCAACATTTCTGATAATTCATAATTTGTAGAAGATGCAGTAAATATATATTCATAAACTTGTTCTCTTTTTGTCAATTTATCTTTTTTATTTTTCCAAGCTGATTTACTTGTATCTGTATAATTATGTGCTGGATATTCTAACTCTAACTGTTTCATAACAATATTGCTCCCAATATAAAACCAAGTATGAAGCCAACTATATATTCTCTGTTATATAGTGACCACACACTTAGTTTTTCTTTTAGTTTATTAAAATGGTGGTAAATCATCATCAAAAGATTCTTCAGGTTGCTTTCTAGCAATTTCTACTTGTTGCTGTTGCACCTGTGGAATAGCTTGTGCGATTGGTTTTATACCATCCACATTAGGTTGAGGTTTATAAGGCTTAGTCATAATAAAACTTAAAACCATTTGAGTAGTACCTTGATCGTATTTATTAGGTGTCTCAATGTCCTGAGTCTTAGCATACCACTTTCCTGTATAACCTTGTCTTACAAAGTTTTGTACTCCCTCTGTATGATACCACTCATCTATTTGCGATAGCTTATATTTTTTCTTTGTTAAGCTACAAGTAAATAAACTTTTAGCATCAGCTTTGTACTCAAACTTAGGAGATTTATTTCCTGTGGGTCTAAGATACATTGTTAAAGCACAAAAAGGTTGTTTTTGTTGTTGTTGGTACATTAGTTGCTCCTTTGTTTGTTATATTCCAAGTTTCTTTGCTTAAAATCTTCTTCTAAGCTATTCAAATATTTACAAGCTTTAAAACCTTTTAGATACTTAGGCTTAACTTGAAATATCCTCATTTCAACATCCTTAACAGGCTCTTTTGGAATATTAATAACTGCTAAGAACTCTATTTTTAAATCAGTAGAATCTTCTACTAATTTTTTGTAAGTATGAATTTGAATTGGCATATCAGGGTAAAAATCCTTAGATGTTTTAAAATCTAATATTCCAATTTTACCTTTATACTTAACAAGGCAATCAAGAGTTCCACACACATCTAACTCTTTTGAAAAGTATGTTTTCTCTGTTTCAACTACCTTGATTTTTTTGCTATCCCAAAACTTCTTAAACTTTTCAAACATAGTTTTAAGTGGCTCTGAGTTTGGATTAATAACTTCTTTACCTAAAATATAATCTTCAGCTAAAGAGTGCATATTAGTTCCAATGTGCATAGCATTTTCTTTTATTTGTTTTACTCTGTATTTAAGATCATCTTCAAATTGCTGAATCTCATCTACAGGTTTTTTATTATGTTTCATTAGCTGTTTTATAGCTTCATAAACACAATTCTCTGACCACCAAATCAAAGCACCTTTACCAAATCTTTCGCTAATGATTGTAGTAACTCCTTTTTTCTTTAATCCATTTACAGTATATCTTGCTCCTCTACCTTTAGGATTAAACTCTATTTGATTGCCATGTTTATCTTTACTTTTGATTATCATGTCCATTCCCTCTCTTAGTTAAAAATTTATAGCCATTTTCTGTAATAGGCTGAACAAAGTAGTTTCTATCACAATCTAAGAACTCGGCTAATTTAAGTTCATTGTGGACACTAACAGCATTTATACCTTTTTCATATTTTTGTATTTGCTGAAATGTAACACCTATTGCTTTTGCAAGTTTAGTTTGAGTATAACCTCGCATAAGTCTCATTTTTTTTAATTGCAGACCAAACAGTTTTTTTAAAACTCTTTCATTCTGTTCCTCTGATACTCCATACATATTAAGTACAGGTGGAATCAAATAACTTATTTCTGCAATTTGATCGCTGTTTTTTATTAACATGACCATTCCTCTCTTTCTTTTGTTGGTATTGATTTAAGTGCTTCTTTAAAACAGACTCTACATAATAGACTATCTGCCCATAAAGAATTTGATGAAAAAAACCAAGCTAACTTATCTGCATCTTTTTTAAAACATCTTGCACATTGAAAGCTTAGTTTCTTAATTTTTGCTGTTGGTTTTGTCATATTTCTCTCCTACTTTAAAAGGCTATGACCTCTATTGTTAATACAAGTCTTTACAATATGCTCGTACTGAGTCTCAGCTTTTGGGCTAAGAATCCAATGATTTATATTGCCAAGAAATGTAGTGTTTGTTTTAGCAAGTTCCTGACAAAGAATAATATCATCAGAAATTCTTTCTGCTCTTGACTCATCAAATGTTCCTGATCTACCAACTGTATCAATTACAGGTTTATAAGTAGAACAGGCATTTAAAGAGCAGACAAGGGTTGCGATTAAAAGTATCTTTTTCATAACTAATTATTATCCTCTCTCTAAATAATTGCTGGATGATATTTTATTTGGTGCATCTTCCAAGCAACTTGTTTTTTTTGAAACCTCAGTTTTTTTAGCTTTTCCAACAAGTCTTGTTCTCTTACTACTTGCTTGTCGTACTTTGCCTGAAGCTTCACTATTTGCTTTTGCATTTAGCTTCTCCTTTATAAAGTTTTCTACTGAAACAACAGTAGATTTGGGATGGAATACCACCCCAAAATCTTTATAAACTTGTTCTAGCAAATTAAATGACTTATTTCTAGTATTAATTGCGTATATTAATTTAGGCATTTTCTCTCTCCTTAGATTTATTTATTAATTGAGTAATTTGATCGTAGTGGTTAAGAGTCCACCAAATAAAAGTTTTTTTTCTTAAAATACTTTCATCATTGTTTGGAAAAAAATCATCATATTTAGATAGTAATTTTTTAACTATGATAGATTTTTTCTTATCAGTTAAGTATGTTTTTTTTTTATTATTTTTCATGTTTTTTCCTCTTAGGTTATTTGTTTTTTTTATATTTAACATATGTCGTATTATGTTCATAGTTTAGGTTG